GATGAGTTCGGGACTTTCTGCGGCATTACCTTTAACAGTGGACAGTGTTTTTGGCACCTATCGCCTTAACACCACATTTGAGGAACTAGCCAAACAGAATTTAAAAATGTTGGTCCTAACCATCCCCGGGGAAAGGATGATGGACTTGAACTTTGGCGTTGGCTTGCGAAGGTATTTGTTTGAGAATAACGGACCGGAAACCTATGGTAAGATAGCCACGCGGATAAATGAGCAAGTACAGAAATACTTACCATATATCGAAATCGATGACATCAAATTCAAGATCCCCGAAGATAACCCTGACTTGTTCCCTCACAACTTGTCAGTCTCTATCTTTTTTACGATAGTTCCCCTGCAGATAAATACAGCTATTCAAATTCAAGTGGATCAACCTATTTAGAGAAGTAAATTATGGCCAAAAAACTACAACCAATTGATTATACCAGTCGCGACTTTGATTCGATTCGTCGAGATCTAGAAAGCTACGCCAAAAGATATTACCCCGATACATACAAGGACTTCAACAAGTCTTCGTTTGGATCGTTAATGCTGGATACGGTTGCTTATGTGGGCGACATTCTCTCTTTTTATCTGGACTACCAGACGAATGAGAGCTTCCTAGAGACAGCCCTCGAATATAATAATGTGATTCGCCTTGCAAGGCAGATGGGGTTCAAACTAAACACAAGCCCATCCTCTTATGGACTACTCACCTGTTATATTCAGGTTCCAGCCAGTACTCTGATTGGTGGTCCTGATATGGCATATGCGCCTGTTCTGCGCGCCGGAAGTACTTTTAGTTCCACTGGGGGCGGTATGTATACGCTCTTGGAAGACATTGATTTTTCCCAAACCACTAATCAGCTAGCTGCCGGCGATGTAGTGGGCGTGAGCCCAGTTAATTATATCATCCGCGCACAAGGACGCGCCGTCTCTGGCAGACTCCAGTTTAAAGAAGTGGAAGTAGACGAATTTCAAAGATTCTTACAGATTCCTCTCGATACCTCCAATGTGACTGAAGTAATCAGCGTAGTCGATTCCGAGGGACACACCTATTATGAGGTGGACCACCTCTCCCAGAATATTATTTATAAAGCCATTCGTAATACGAATACTGCAACAAATGGTAGTGTTCGCAATATTCTTAAAGCTACGCCTGTTGCGCGCCGCTTTACCGTAGAACGAGGCACTGACGGACAGACATTTATTCAGTTCGGTTATGGGTCCGATTCGGAACTTCTTTCGGAATCAGTAGTAGACCCTTCCTCTGTGATTCTTGAGCTGAATGGACGCAACTATATTACAGCCCGAGATTTTGATCCTACTCGCCTCATCAGCACAGATAAGTTTGGTATTGCGCCAGCCAATACCACACTGCGCATCGGCTATCGTGTGAATACAGTTGCAGATGTAAATGCAGCTGTGGGCACGATCGTTAATTCTAATAATCCGCAGTTTCGCTTTACAGCCCAGGGATCTCTATCGCTTTCAACTCGGAATAACGTTGTTAACTCTCTAGAGATTACCAATGAGGAACCCTTTGTAGGAGATATCTCTTTACCTTCGTCAGACGAAATTAAGCAACGTGTTTTTGGATACTATGCAGCTCAAAGTCGCGCTGTTACCGCACAAGACTACGAAACAATTGCCTATGCAATGCCCCCAGAGTTTGGCTCCGTCAAACGTGCTACGGTAGTGAGAGATTTTGATGAGTTCCGACGAAATCTGAATATCTACGTGATATCTCAGAACAGTAGTGGCAAATTGGTGGTACCCAATAGCACCTTGAAGAACAACTTAAGAAGTTGGCTACTTCAATATAAGGTCATCAACGATACTATAGATATCCTTAATGCTTCTATTGTCAACTTCGGAATCAATTATACGGTGGCTATCGACTTAGGCGCTAACCGGTTCAGTGTGATTAGTCGTGCTAATGCAGCATTGAGTAATTTCCTCCTTCGCCACCAGTATGATATCGGGGAGTCAATTCGAATTACTGATTTTTATAAAGTATTACAAAAGATTGATGGCGTCATTGATGTGACCGATATAGAAATCGTAGGACGCACAGGTGTTGGCTATGCTGATGCTAGCTTTGATTTTCAAGACCGATTGAGTGCCGACGGTCGAATGATCGACGCAGATTCCAACTCTGTGTTCGAACTTAAGTTTCCCAATGTTGATATTAAAGGATCGATTCAATAATGGCTATTTTAAGATATACTGCAAGTGCCGACAACACTATTACGAATGCTTATGAAGCCAACCTCGTCACCCGGGGTACCGGCTCCAATATGGGGTATGCGGATGCCCTCGAAGTCTTCTCGATCTATGGACAAGAGTCGGGATCTAATGGACAGTCCCAAGAGTTGTCTCGCATTCTCATTGAGTTTCCTATTGATAGTGTTAAAACCGACCGAACTGCCGGAACAATTCCGGCTTCCGGAAGCGTCTCATTTTATCTCAAGATGTTCAATGCTGAAACTCCCTGGACATTACCCCAAGATTTCACTTTAACCGTGGCTCCGGTGTCCCGCTCGTGGACGGAAGGCACTGGACTTGATATGGATAACTATCAAGACTTAGGGACGTCCAACTGGATGAAAGCAAACAACAGCACATCATGGACAACGATCGGCGGCGATTACTTAACAGCCTCCAATTTCAATGTTCTATTTCCACAGGGCTATGAAAATCTAGAATTGGATGTCACATCCCTAGTGGAGAAATGGATTACCGGTTCCGCTGGAGGCGGGTTTAGTAATTATGGATTTGGAGTTCACTTGACATCGAGCCAAGAGGCATATTTCTCTGGCTCACTGGGGGTGGATAGTGGCTCAGTCATACAGAATATCTCAGGAGCAACGCAGACTTATTATACTAAAAAGTTCTTCGCCCGCTCAACAGAATTTTTCTTCAAGAGACCCGTACTAGAAGCACGCTGGGACTCGCGTGTGATGGATGATCGAGAAAACTTTTATTATTCATCTTCCCGCGCCCCAGCAGCTGATAATCTGAATTCGCTTTACTTTTATAATTATATTCGTGGTCGCCTAGTAGATTATAGCGGAGACGTCGGAGTAAGCGTGTATTCCAGCTCGTTTGGCACCCCAACCGGCAATGCACTCCAGATAGCAAGCCCCGCTGGTACCACGGTTAATGCCACGAAAGTTTCGACAGGTGTTTATAAAGTAGAGTTTGCCATCACCGGCGCCGCCAGTGACCCTATTGCCGAGCTTAATGATGTATGGAGAGACGTTGCCTCTGGCGAGCAACTCTACACTGGTTCGGTCTACCCCGAGGTCTTCCCTACTTATGCAGCAGCCCCTACATTCAACAAGATCACATCGTGCACAAATCTACAGAAATCCTATTCCACCCAAGAGACGGCACGATTTAGATTCTTCATCCGGGATAAGAATTGGAGTCCGACCATATACACGGTGGCCACTGCCAATAATCCTACTGAAATTATGCCAAGCGCTTCGTACAATATTGTTCGCCTCACAGACAATCTTAATGCGGTGCCCTACGGTACTGGATCGGACTTAAGCACCCTAATGTCGTATGATGTGGATGGTAATTATTTTGACCTAGATATGTCCCTTTTAGATGGGGGATACATGTATGAGATAAAAATTGCCTATTATAATGATAGTATAGGATCTTGGAGAGAACAACCACAAACGTTTAAATTTAGAGTTGAAGAATAATTAGATCATGAGCATCAAGAAATATTTTGAAGTAGCACAAAATATTAAATCTCTTTCAAACAAGTCAGCAGACGAAATCGCTTCAAAGATAGAGTCGGTTGGCTACCATGAGCAAGACATCATTGCCGAAGAGAGATTTATTCCCCGTGTCAATTACTCCGACCCCGCATCTTTTGCGCGGTATGGGTATGCTGAGGATTACTATGCTCAATCTATTAAGCGCATTTATTCAACTTATCCGTATGACGGATCCCTCAAGGAACGACTAGAGTGGGAGAATGATTCCACCTATCTAGATCTCCACATTTTTAATGAAGAATACCCACGAACCAATGGATATGTGATCCTGTCAGCTGACGGCTGGGGAGCAGTCACTAGCACAACTGATGGGTACGGACTCCCCGCTGTCCCAGAATATATCTATGTTAAAGGCGGACCCAATACGAACCCCAATGGGATGTCACCGTATTCTCTGCAGTTCACTGGATCCAACTACTACGAGCCATCTAAAAATCGAGCATCAAATCTTCAGCTAGATGTTGCTACAAGGGGCGCTAGCGTCGAATTCTGGCTTAATAAAACAGACTTTATTACTGGATCGACTGAAAAAGAGGTTATTTTTGATCTCTGGAACGGCGAAACGTCTGGCTCTACGGACTATGGTCGCCTCCGCGTTGAGCTTTCGGGTACTACGGATGGTCTGAATCCGTTTTTAGTGACCCTCTACTCGGGGTCTACAGGATTCTTCCAACAATCAGTAGGATCTTCTACTGTTACCACTTCATCTATTGCCGACGGTCTCTGGCATCACTATGCTGTCACTGTTTTGTCTGCCTCTAACGGTGTGTTGACTCGTTTCTATGTGGACGGACAGCTTGACAATGAGCAAACAGTGGGCTCTGTCGGACTTAATAACGTCAACTCTGTAAACATGCGCGCCA